CATATCCGCTCAAAATAATGTTTATATTGGCGTTCAAGCTGGTCAAGGAGTTTCAACAGGAAGTACTGGCCATTCTAATGTTGGCATCGGGAAAACATCTTTATATGATATTGAAGATGGTTATAATAATGTTTGTATTGGGTTAGAATCTGGGCAAAATATAACTTCTGGGCTTGGCAATGTATGTATTGGGCAAGGTTCTGGGGAAGATATAACTACTGGTGATAGTAATATTTGTATTGGTTATGATGCCGATGCTACTGCTGGAGATAATTATCAAATTGCAATTGGTTATAGACTCCAGACAGATGCAGTAAGTCAAGCTAGGATTGGGTCAATTTCACAATATGTTGAATTAGATTTTTCAGGTAGTGGAGAGAACTGGGCAAATACATCTGATGTTAGAATTAAAAAAAATATAACCGATTTTGATTTAGGACTTGAGTTTATTAATAAATTAAGACCAATTAAGTATCAGGACAAACCGCCAAGTGAATTTCCAGAAGAATGGAATATTGATGACCCCCGTGATGAAGCATCAGATAAAATACAAGAAGGTTTTATTGCTCAAGAAGTTAAAGAAGCAACTGATAATATGGATACAACATTTTCTGCTTGGAGTGAAGATACTGTTGGTAGACAAAAACTTCAATACACAAAATTTGTATTACCATTAGTTAAAGCAGTGCAAGAGATGTCAGCAAAGTTTGACATATTGGAAGAAAGAATAAACAACCTAGAGGCTGTATGATAAAACAGGATAATGGGGTGGTTAAAAGGGTAATAGTAACACCTGATAAACATTTTCCACTCGCAGACAACAAAGCTATAAGTTGCTTAACGCAAAGTATAGAAATAGTAAAGCCAGATGTTTATGTAGATTTAGGGGACGTAGGAGAGTGGGAAGGTAGTTCTCATTGGCAGTGGAGAAAGAAGAAACGTCCTCCACTTGAATATCAAACTCCTTTTATTGATAAGGATATAAAGGATGTCAATAAGGGGATGGATATAATAGATGAAGCTCTTGACAAGGCAAATTGTAAAGAGAAACATATGATAGAAGGCAATCATGATGACTGGATGAATAGATTTGTCGATGAGCATCCATATTTGAAAGGATACAGGTTTGAAAAATGCACGAAACTAGAAAAAAGAGGTTATACGTATCATCCAGCGGGTCAGTATATGAAGATTGGGAAGTTAGCCCTGTATCACGGACATCATTTTGCAGGTATCAACCATACGAGGAATCATTTGCTGAAGCTGGGCGCAAATATTATGTATGGACATCACCACGATATTCAGCAGTCATCAGTCACACATCTGGATGGGGCGAAGTCTGCGTGGAGTATAGGATGCCTAAAGGATATGAAAACAGAAAAGAATGAATGGCTTGGTGGTAGACAGCATAACTGGTCACATGCATTTGCTATAGTTGACCTCTACGATAAAAGTGGTAAATTTACTGTGCATCTGATACAGATAATAGATGGCAAAACCTCCCTTTGGGGTGAATTAATAAAAGGATAAATAATATGGCAAACGGAAATAATAATATTGGTGGGGCACATTCTCAGATGGACGCTCTTATTGATATGTCAGAGGTGGAATTTCAAATGAGTCAGATATATGGGTCTAATTGGCAAGAGCAGTTTAGAAGTCAGCAAGGTCAGAAATCAGGTTCATTTTCTTCTTTAGGGAATAGGGTTACAACTGGGGAGAGGTATACCAAACCCTCTCTTTTAAATAAACTATTAGGCATGTTTGAGTCAGTAATCCCTGGAGGGGAGAGCGGAGAGCGAGGAAGAAATTTCTATACTTCTGAAACTGCTTTTCCTTTAACTGGCCAGTATGGTACTGAAGTTCCAGGAGGAACACAGTATTATAAAGCTACTGGAAAAGGTAGTACTAAATCTGAAGCTGAGAAACAGTCAAAAGAAATTGCGATGCTTAAAGCTTTATATCAACCAGAATCATATATGCAAGAATCTCCTGTTGCAACTAAAGGAATGCAGTATGATACCCCTATGTCACGAGGATTAGAATTTCTATTCTCTGATGTAGATAAAGAGGGAGGGAAAAAAATGCCAGGAATTGCGTCTGGCGGTTTAGCATTAATGGCATTTCTTCTTGCTAATTCATTGTCTATGGGCAGTGATACAGGTAAGAGAAAATAATTAATGGAAATTAAAAGAGACGAGATGTTCCAATTTGTACGCTGGGTGAATTTTCTTGCAGGGCTGTTTACACTCTATTTATTTAAGATGGGGGGTGGGTATCACCTTCTTGGTATAAGTCTCTTAAACATGGCTATATGGACGTTTACGCGCAAACCTAAGAAAAAGAATGTCTGATATACAGGCATTACTAGAACAATTTGGCGCATGGGCATTCGTAGCTGGTTTTGCAGGTCTTTTACTTAAATATGTTATTAATGATTTAAGGAAAGATAATGAGCGTAATTATACTATGAGTGTAAAGCTTCACAACAGAATGGATGAAGTTGTTGATTCATTGAAATATTTGGAAGGTAAAGTTAATGGTAAGAGAAGGAGAGGATAGTGATGTTAGATACGTTGAAAACTAGTGGCGTAGGGGCAAGTGGTTGGTGGCTTACTATTAGTGGCTGGCTTCCAGATTTTATAAGTGTATGTGTTGGAATTTCTACTATCATATACCTTGGGGTTAAAATATATAAAGAAATAAGAAAGTGAGAATAGTATGGCTGATGCATATGATGTAATGTCAATGGCAAAACGTTCTGGTGCTCAAGCTCGATTAGAAG